TTTTCAGATGCTTGGTATAACGCCTCTGCAACGATTGATGGCAATAAATTTGCCAATGTTGTTGTGTTTGTTAGAGCCATTGTGATGGTTCTCCTTTGTTATTGTTAGTTGTTAAAGTTGACCTACAAGCCCATTGTTTTACGATGTTCTGCGTAGATCTTCCTGTGTTCTGGATTGTTGAAGTCCAGTTTCTCAACATCTATCTGTTTCGCACCAGCCGTGCCAGTGTTCGATGTAGAACCACCTCCCGGTTGTCCTGCTGTAACAAAGTGTGGGTTTGATTGTAAGAATTCTCCTACCAACCCGTCAATGTCAAGTGGATCACCATTGTCAGTGTATCTAGTCTGTCCTGTTTTAAGATCAATAACTTCAACCTCTCCCGTGTCTGACATCTTGATGTTCTCCCTGACCAGTCTCGCGACTTGTTCTGGATTGATCGCCTTCTTGGTTGACGCGGCATTTATCAATGCTCCATCTACCTTGATCTTTGTCAGTTCAGAAGTGAGTGATGAAATCTTGCTGTTAAACTTCTCAGCATTCTCTTTCAACAGTTTCTCGAACTCCGACTTCTCCTGTGCCTTGGATATCTTCTCAGATTCCTCCTTGGCAGTGAGAGTTTTGTAGTGCTCAACATCTATACCTTCAAACTTCTTTGATAGTTTGGCTTCTGCTTTTCTTCTTACTTCAGCCGCCACAGCATCAAGTTCTGCCTGTGTATAAACTTTCGCGGGTTGATTGTCCGCTGTGTCCTGTGTAGTGTTTGTGTTAGAGACTTGATCTGGTGCCACAGTGGCAGTTTGACCCGTGTCTTGCGATGTTTCTTGACTCATCGTAGTCCTCCTTGTTGTTAATACGTGATTAGGATATGCTCACAATCATATTTATCCGTTGCTAGTAGAACATACTACTATCAGGGTCAAGACCCCAAGACAGATAATAATCAGTTTTTCGTAATCGTTGTTGTGCATTTTTCAATTTATTTAGATCCTGCACCATTATCAATGCACATTTCTGGAAACTGAAAGACACACCTTTGTGTCGGCCGTCATTGTCAGGATGGTCATACAAGATCGCACTGTTGGGGTTGTTCCGGTGAGAGCGTCTGCATATGTTGGCCAGTTTACGCTCTGTTATCGGTTCGTTGAAATAGAAAATAACAATATCGAGATTAAGCACATTAAAAAGATTGCAACACTGGTCAATCTGAGCCAACACATTTGGCGTCGCAGGCGTGATTTGTATCTTACGATCTTTGAGTGTTCTTTTTGCAAACGGGCAGACAGGCTGTTTACTCGCTTTATGAGTTTTGATAACAACCTGTCTGATCCATTTCTCAATGTCTTTACTATCTACGTCTGCCACTGGGTTTTCTTCTGCCAGACTTAGAGCCTTTTTTCTTCTTTTTCTTGTCCATTGTGATCCTCCTTGATCTTGTGCTTGGTTGGGAACTTCTCGGGTCTGCCCTTGTTCCTTGAAGGAGCATACAAGTCCAGCAGTTCAACGCCTCTGGCGTGAGCCACCCTCTTCAACAACACACAGGCCTTCCTGGCACGTGTGGCATTGGTCTTGCTTGGATGCTTCATCAATTTGTCGTAGTGAGTAAAGTAGTCAAGGCACAACTGTTTCATCTGCCTGTGCCTGGCTGTCTCCTCCGGTAATCTGTATAGTTTCCTGATCATAATCTGTAGTGTGAATTGACACTGATCCTAAGATCACTGTCACAGGTCAAGTCACGCTCTTCCCTATAGGGTTTGACGTGCGATTTTTTTATCTTGTCAAACAATTCATACTTGTCGTAGAACTCCGTGTCCTGCAGGTCAAATGTTGTGGAACCTTTGTCAAATTGCATCACGTGTTCTCCGCTTGTAGATTGTATTGTGCGGAATCTAGCACACTGAACTGATTATCAGCCAGTGTTGTGAATCCTTTTTCTCTGACTAAGTATTTGTAATCCAATCTCTCAATGTCAAACTGTGCCAACCAAGTGAACACGTCCCTAATCCTGAAATCCTTACAACTGTAGACGTCCAACTGTATCACGCCTGTCTCTGACCAAGAATGGAAAGTTATCGAACTGGTGGTGATTATCGCTGTCGAACTCCAACCCAAGTTGCCAGTGTCCAGGCAGTATGCCGAGTGTGGGCCTGACAGGATCTCCATGTCTATCTTTCTGATGAGGCTGGCGATCTCGGCGTCCATACGCTCTTTTGTGAAATCGTTGAGCGGTGGTGAATTGACTTCTGCCCTAATCAGTAGGTGTTTGTGTTGGAGATGTGGATGCATTGTTCAAATTTAATAACTCTTGTTTTGCTGTTGTTATGTCTGCTTGATTAATCTCTGGATGTAGTTGTAACATCTGTTGGTCAGTTAGACCTTCCATTATCATCTCTTTGATGTGTTGTGATCTGTTTTCTGGAGTCGTAACTGGATGTTGCATCTCCTGTATTTCTTCATCGTCGTCTGCCAGTAATTCAACTATCTTGTTGTCCAACATTGTTTTGACCTTTGGTGTTGCTGTTGCACTGTCTCTCTGAGCCACAGCGGCTTTCTGTAGGATCTCCATGTCGATGTTCTTGTCTTTGATGTGGAACGCCGTGGGATATTTTATTTCACCATCCCAGGCCTGTCCTTGCCATAGTCCAAACAGTCTGAAAATATTCTCTTCCGACAGTTCGAGATTCTTGGCCTTCTCTGATAGTTTCGCATCCAAGAGCATGTATTCTGATTGCATCGCGAGGCCAGACATCTGTCTTGTCTCAACTGCCCTTATGGCCCCCAAGTGCGCCATCCTGTCAATGGACTTCACTGTGTTCTCCATTGTCTCTAGAATTGCCTGCAGGTTACCACCTGATGGCTGAAGCAAAAATGGTTTTAGATTACCGTCAAGTTCTTCTGGCATCGTTATTATCGCACCGGCACCTGCTGATGCCTGCACTGAATTTGTTTTAACCAGTGATGGGTGATTGGTCAGTCTTATCAACTGCTCCGCCTCACTGTTCAGTGAGTGAAGGAATCTCTGACTCTGTGCGATGTCGTTGATGTCTGAAACACCTATGCCCCTGATTGGTCCCCTGTTAGCATAGACCCATACCGCCGGAACCTTGCCCAGCGTGTTTGGTCTCTCATTAATCAATTGTAAATTTTGTTTCTCGTCCGTGTTGAATGCTTCCAGTGTGATCCTGTCTTTGGTCCAAGTCCTCACGTAAAATTCTGCTGACTGTTCCCACATCCTGTCATCCTCTTCAAGGAACTTGACCATCTCTAATTCGTAGTGCCCATTTGGCTGTCTGATAAATTTCCAATCTAACACGTTCTCTGGTGTGTAGATAGTGACGTATGGTCTGATGTCTTGTGCTAATTCTTCTGCCCTTGTGCCCACTTGCATTTCGGGTCTGTCAACGAGGACCACGCAGTGTCCATAGATAGAACTCTGTAGATTGGCCTCCCTCATAAATGAATCCCAACTCCTTCCTTCCAGATCGCAATCTTTCAAGAAATTTTCCATCTCTGGTGTGTTCTCCAACCAACCGAAGTCTCTCTTTGGTTCTTGCCTGTATAAGAAACTGTTGTAGATGTGACAGACGCTCCTACAATGATTGTCTACTGCAGATTGATCCAACCTGTTGAAGTATTCACTGTCTGACTCATATTGATATTTTGTTAGGTATTGTCCTTGTTTGTATTCGTTGCCACCGAGGTAACTTCTTTTTAAGAATCTGTATTGGTCAATGTAGTTGTCGTAATCTTTGTGTGTTGGCAATCCTTTGACACTGCCGTTAATTGTTGTTTGGTGGTAGTTGGCCATTATCTCATAACTCCTGTTTTGACTGCAAATCTTTCGTTTGGTGTTGACTCATATAGGGTCTTGATTGGGTATAAAAACGATATTTTGTAACCAAGACTGTCGGTAAAATGATCATATCCTTGTGTTTTATCAGGCAAAGTTGTTCCCTCTTTGTATGTCTGTTTCGCTATGCTATTTAACATATTCTTGCACTTGGGGTCAATATAGATATCTCGCTTGCCTGACGCTGAACACAACTTGGCATTGACAGAATTTATCCTGTCCCTGACTGCCATATGCCTCGGCATAACCTTGCAGATAAATCCAGAATTCTGGAGGATGGATAAATCTGTCCTGCCTCCGGCTGATGTCTTCCTGGCCCTTGACGCCGGATCCGGATACACGAATATCTTCTTGCCTGGATATCTACGGTGTATCTCAGAACACATCTCGTCAGTGTTTGAACTCCAAATCTGTATCTCATCAAAGATGTTGACCACATCATTCTGTATGTAACTGACCACTGCACTCATAGGGTCAAGGTTAAAGTCCATCCCGATGTGTATGATGTTGTTGTCCAACGGTGGTATGATCTTCTTGACGTTTTCTTTCATGCTAAAATTATAGATCACCCCTGAATAGGATTCCCACGTGGCCTCATATTCTTGCCTATAGGTCTTGCTGTCGAGGTCACTTTTGGCCTGTTCTATCTCCTGCTGGTCAACCCAACCACCCTGCACTGTGGTGTATTGATAACTTGACCATTCTTCTTCGGTCTGATCTTGACCCCGCTGGTAGAGATCATAGAACCAGTTCATTCCTTTTGGTGTGCCAATGAACATGGCCTTGCCTTTGGTGTCTGACAGCGTGGGACGGAGAACTTCGGTGAATGCACTCTCCTGGATATCCGCACACTCATCTAACACTAGAAAATTTATACCAACGCCACGCAGGGAGTCAGGATTGTCAGCGCCTCTGAGACAGATCCTTGATCCGTTTTTGAGTATAACTGTGAGTTCTGCCTCATTGATGTTCTTGACCCAACGTAGGTCTTTCAATATTTTTTTTAGTTTGATCCATGCTATCTGTTTGGCCTGTCTGTAAGAGGGCGCCACATACCAACAAACCTTGCCTGGATCACGGGCGTAATAGCAAAGTTCTCTGATGGCCAGTGTAGTTTTGCCTACCCGACGTCCGGCCACACAGACACGGAACCTGGCCGGGTCATCCGCAACTGCACGTTGTGGTCCTGATAATTTCATTATATGTAGTTATTATGGTTGGAGAAACAACCGTTATTTCTCTTCCCAAGGAAGAGGTGCTGTGTTCTCTTCGTTGGTTGGCTGGTCCGCTTGGTCTAGATACTGTTTGCCCATCCAGATGAGCATACGGACATCGCCTTGTAGTGCTTTCTCCATCTGTGCTCTCCTCAAGGATCTCTTGCCTTCCGCTCTGCCCTTTTCGATCAAGTTCTTGAATCGTTTTTCTAAGGTGGCTATTGATGTGCCGGCTATCTCTGCTATCTCTGTGTATGAACAGTGGATTGACGCCAACTTGAATATCAAGTCGTGGTCTAATTTGTATGATTTCTTTGATGCGTCCATTATAAGAATCTCTCCGTGCAAAGTATCCTGAATGATCTGGCATCCGTGTCACCTTGTGTTGTCACTATCACACACTTCACGTCATAGAGATTGTTCACTGTGCCTCCGGATAATCTTATGTTTACCAACACGCCACCTGTTACCAATACGTCTGTGTTCGCGTTGGTTGGGAATGCCAATGGTGCCGCATCGCCTGATATTGTCTCAATCGTGACAGTGGCGCTGGCCACCGTGTCACCTGAATTCAGGTAATCTGTGAAATCAAGACCATACTGTATGTTCGAACTTGGTGACTTCTCGAAGTAGATGCCATCGTTGTTTTTTTTCGCTCCGGTCAAATTGGCCATTATTGCTCCTGTCTAACCCTTGGTGTTGTGAATCTGTTTCTAAAAGGTGGTGTTCTCAATTTCAATTTCCTTGTTTCTTGTGAAACTAGATAGTCTCTGTTTTCTACTGTGATAGTATTTAACCTGTTTTCTTGTTTTACCAATGTTTGCCTATTTTCAATTGGCAACACCAATTGTCTTGTTTCGGTCGCAACCTTGATCGTAAAGTAAGGATCGGCCTGATAGAACACCCTCGCTGTTTGTAATGTGCTAACAAAACCAACCAACGCCGCCAAACCTGCAGGTTTGAACGTAGGAGTCAATGTTGTCGTAGAAGAAACGGCCATGATGCTCTCGCCTGCTGGTCTGAATGTTGGCGTTATTGAGATTGATGTGGTCACATCAATATCCGCAAACGTGTCTGTGATCGCACTTGCGGTCAATGTTGTGTTGAATGCCCCGGTAATAGTAATTTTTTCTTCTAAGGCATAGGTTATGTTTGATGTCAGTGTTGGACTGAATGCTGATGTGATGTGTGCTACTGCTTCAAGTGTCCCAGTGGCAGTGACCTCCATTGTGATCGCTGTGTTGAGATCTGCCTCTCCAAATTGTCCCCTTGCTGTGTCCTCAACAAGGCTGAATGTGCCAGTGTAAGACACTGTGTCACCAATCAACAACGATGGTGTAACTATCAATGAACCAACTGCGTTTTTCTCATAAGGTGTCGCCCATGCGTCGCCTGGCCAGTTGTCCCAACCTGCTTCGTCACCAAGCCACGTCTCAACAGGCCAGTCATCCCAACTGCTACCTGCCAGGAATAACCAAGTGTATTCACCTTCGTTCAACACAAAGTCATCTACTGAGTATCCAACTTCAAAATAACTGTTGAGTTGGAATGTGTCCCAAGTGTAATCACCTATGATGTCTATCTTGAACGTTGGTGTTATTGATAACGCACTGGTCAAAGTCAGTGTGTCATCCACGCCGGGTTTGAAAAGAGGTGTGGCGGTTAGGGTGGTTGACGAAGCCAGTGTCTTGGCATCCATAAACACAAAATTTTCAGTGGTTGATAAGATCTCAGTGTTTGCTATAAGATTTTTTATAGAATCAAATTTTACATTGGCAGTAGCCGTTAGATTTGTTGTTGTTGCTATGTCATCTACGACCGCACGTTTCAGGATCAGTGAATCTTCATTGACGTTGGCTGTGACCGTCTGTGCGGATTGTCCTTGTTGTAAAATACCGCCAAGGCAGGTCAGTGTAGTGGTTGGTGGTGTGAACACCACCGGGTCATTGGCATCTATTACTATGTCATCGGCCTCCCAAGATCTTGTTAGTGCACCTGCCGGCCCCCTGTTGGCCTGCAGTATCGCTGTGTCTCTCTGCAGACTTATTTGATGTAGATTGTTAGAATTGTTGTTGCTGGTTGATATCTGGTATGCGACGAACTGATCGTTGCTGGTCCCACCTGCTCCGAGATGACTCTGTAGAGGTGCATCTATTGTTATAGGTTGCAGATTTGCAGTCTGTGTGGTAACATCACTACCTGTCTGCACAAAAGTTTCTAAACCCAAATTACTTGATAAAGAACTGGTCGAAGAATTGTTAGTGTTTTGATTTGTGCTGGTGAATCGGTTGTCAAATATAACACCTAGACCACCACTGATGACTGATAGACTTATTTTAGGCCTTGCCCTGTATTCAACTATACATCTGCTGGCAGGTATGTTGAAGGTGCTGTCAGTGGTCCTGAAATCCTGATTGAATCCAAACACGTGTCTCTGCGTGTTGGGTTGGCTATTCGACAGAGTGAATGCACCGGAGTTGTTCTCCGTTACTCCATTGCCCTCGGTCTGCCTTGTGGGTGTGAATGCTACGTCAGGGGTGCCACCGTCAACCGGTCCGACCCTTATGACTCTGGTCCTTGACACGGGGGTTGCCCTCCTTTATTATGCCAGGCTGATTGATAGATTGCCTGTTGAAATGGTAAACTGGTCTCCACTGCTTACAGTTTTATCAGTGGTAAGATGTCCATAAAAAAGACAGTTTCCCGACCCTATCGTGTTACCGTCCATGATAGCAATAGTTGTCACTACGTTTCCAGTTGAACCCGCTGATTGGTAGTTGCCTGATGCCACAGGAAAGTTCACTGGACCTGATGTTTCAATTGTGCCGTCTGTAGTGGTGCCCGCCGCACTGAAACTTGCAGATTGTCTCGTGTAATTTGTGCCTGAGTTTACTATCTCGTAGTATCCAAACTTGGTAGTAGCATCTGTGCCTGAAGTGTTTGCCTCGAGTGCCGCCGCCAATGCTGTTTTTTCTGAGTTGCTTGATGTTGAGAACAACGCAACATAGACCGGTGATGGTGCGTTGAAGGCACCTGATGATCCTCTTAATGCGTGGTCCAACAGTTTGTTTTCTAAATAATCGCTTGCCGCTGTCATTGTGTGTTTCTCCTTTGTTATATAACAATGTTATTTATTGCTATGCCTGTATCAATCTCATCTTGACATCGTTGTATGTGAGCAAGGCCGCGCCATCACCCCAACGACTCATACGACATTTCTCCACATTGAACGTTTCTGTGATCTTTAGTATCTCGCTTAATGTGTTGGTTGATTTCACGAACTTACAGATAACCATACTGTTTGGTGATTGCTTCATCGCGAACAGGAACACGTCGTTGTTGGTTCCAACGAAACAGCCTGTTGGTGATATGTCTGAATCACTTTCTGACGAAAATACCAGTGTGTTTGAACTTGTGATACTGCTGTCACCTGGAGTGTAATGATGGACCCTGATCCTTCCTGGCGTGTCTGATCCTTTCCTTTCCCAGAACATCAATGTGTTGTTGAAGTCCGTGGTCTCAAAAGGACTGCTACCAGCATTACTGAAGTCTATGGTGTTAGATGCACCTGGCGAATTCAAATCAAGATTGATCGCACTTACACCTGACACAGGTGTTGGTGGTGACTGACTGCCAGTGGTGGTCAGGTCCAACTCAAAAGGTTGGATGGATGCGAGATTTCCGCTTGCGTTATCAATGCTCTTCCAGAACAGAACTGTGTTGGCGTCTTTGAATCCGTGTATGGCCCTGCCGTTGTTGTAAAACATATCACTGCTTTCAACAAAGATGTCTGAACCCATACTGGCACTTGAACTGTTACCATTGTCTGTGAGTGTCATTATCTGGGCACTCGTTAACAATATATGGACAAATTGATCCGTGCCTGGTCTCCTGAACATCCTACCACCAAGGCCTGTTTCCTGTGGCGAATTGAAGGCTGTGTGTTTGGTCACTGTGCTTCCTGATATTGACAGTATGGACGCATCGTTGGTGCCACCCGCACTCGCGTGTGTGTAGATGTTGCCTCCATTGGTTAGATGTATGTTGGCCTTGAAGTTGCTGTAATTGTTTGATGCTGTTGTGACATAAGATTGATCCTGATTGGCGATGCTCAGTGTGCCTGAATTGTTTCTCAACACATCATATCTGATTTGATCCTGATTCAATCCACCATCAATGATTACCATTGAAACTCCATACTCATCGTTGAATGGTGCGAAACCAAGGAAACCTTTGACCGCCGCGTTCCTGGTCAATGTTTGGTCATTGCTACCATCGTAATCAACGAACGCATTGGCACCCGTGGCTGTTGTGTCTTGTGCTAAAATGCTTTTTGCGAATCCTATTGGCATAGTTCTCCTACGCGAATGCTTTGGCTATGGTTGCTATCTTGTTGGTGCCATCGTTGAATATGGTCACAACGTCTATGGCATTGGCGTCTGTTGATAGTGTTGGTGTGCCCCCCGCGAACTTGACGGACGTGAAAGCACCTGTCCTTGAACCAGTGCCATCCTGTGTGATGATTATCGTCACACTGCCACCTGTTGGTAGGTTTGAGATCGTGAATGTCGTGCTGTGTGCCAGTGTCACTGTATGGACACTCGCCAATGAGGCATCAACCGTTATGCCCGTTGAACTTGTCAGTGCGTTGATGTCTTCCTTGTAGTTCTTGTTGAACCTCAAGGTATCATCTATGTCTATTGTGTCTCCTGAACTGGCTATGGTTGAACCTGTGATAGTTAGGTCACCATTGCCGTTGTTGGTGATGTAGCCAGCGTCATTGGTGAACATTGACACAGCACCTGACTTGTTGGTCAGTGTGTCTGAACTTGATGCTGTTATGAAACTGGTCAGCGTTGGTCCTGTTATTGTCACAGTGTCTCCTGACACCGCCGTGGTGATGTTCGTGCCGCCCGCTATCTTGAATGTCTCCCCAGGGTTTACTGCTGTGCCTGAACTGTCATCTCCAACGAATGTTGTTGCCAATGATGTTGTGGCATCAGTGCCAAGTTCAAATCTTGCGTTGCTCGTGTTGTATTTCAACACTTGGTTCGCCGAAGGCGAATCAATGTTAAACATATCGATGATTGCATTGACGTTGTCAATGTTCTGTTTCGCGTCTGCACGAAACAATCTTGGTGAATCTGTGCCTGCGTCACAATTTGTTGTTGGTGCTTTTGTTCCTGAGGGCCATGTAGCCATTGTGTGAATCTCCTTTAGTGTTATTTAATTAGATCGTGTCTGTCTTTATAATCCTATAATAGTTGCCACAGGTAAGGACCGCCACCCCAGCACCTAATTTGGCCAAGGCCATCCTGCCAGCGTTTGGCACTGTGCCAAGGTTGATGGTGTCCGCCACTATGGTCAATTGTGGGTTGTTGGTTGAACTGCTATCTGGCTCCGTGATCTCAAATATGCTGACATAAGCCGTGGTGCCCTGTCTCCAGGCCACGCCAAAGTAGTCACCGTGTAGGTCTCCAATGCACAGGGCCTCTGGGTCATAACTGGTGTTGGTGCTGTCATCTGCATTTGGGTTTTCAGAAATTTTTTTTGCAAAGGTGCTGTGTGTGTTGTCTGACGTCACTTCAGCAAATCTGAACATATTCGCTACACCATTGTCGTGCGTGGTTGGATTAACTTGTGAACTGGCCGACTCAGAGGTAACGTCCGTGATCGCCGTCACATAGATGTTGCCGCCCAGTGTGCCTGATTCATCATTGTAAACCTGTATCATAGAATTGCCCTTGATCATACTGGCGGTGTTGTCGTTGTTGATGTTGTTGGTGCTACGACCCGTCACCTTGAAATACTTGACGTCTGAGTTTGAACGGTATGAGTTCTCGTTGTGTAGTATGGTTGATCCGCCGTTGCCACCATATCCTCCTTGGCCTTGGTATGCGTAGTGGTCAAACAGCATCATCTTGAATGCGTTCGTGGTCTCGCCAGCGTCGTGGTGTGTGCCTGAACTTTCAAACATCTTCTGTGACAGGAAGAATCTCTCCGTCTGCCTCTTGCTGGACATATTGTCAGTGTCGCTGTATGGTAGGTTGTTGTCCGCCGCCAGGTGATTCCTGATC